GCGACTTCCTCGCCTACCTGGGCGACAGCAGCGGTTCGCAAAAGTGCCCTCGACAGCAACCAGTCCTCTCCCTCGCCGGATGCATCGAAATAGGCCTGATCCTCGCTCACATCCTCGGTGACCGGGAAGGCTCCCCCTCCAACTTCAATTCCCGCTTCGAGCAATTGCAGCCTCCACCCGCCGCCCACGGCCTGGTCGCGTGGGGAGATCATGTACGAGAAGTGAGGTGCATTGGCATTTACCTTTTCCATTACGCTGCCTCCTGCTGGCCACCGTGCATCTGGGGCGCCGGCGCCGGCGTGCTCGAGGTGAAGTTGCCCATCTCGAGGCGATGCAGCAGGAAGTCGCGGAATGACTCCACGCCGCCGCAGGCGATCTCGTGCAAGATGGCGTGATAGAACGCCGGTTGCCGCGCGGGCGGCACGTCGAGTACGACGAAGCGCTGGCAGAACAGGCCTGCGGGAAGGAAGTCGTCCTCGTGGCTCAGGTAGATGAAGTTGAGCGTGTTTGGGATCTTGCGAGATTGGGCTGCTCTGGTCTCGATGACCAGGGCGGTGCTTCCCATATATGCCTTCATGCGCTCGAGATGCCGGCGCGAGACCGGCCCTTCGACCATGACCAGCCCGCCGTCGCTGGCCCAGTCGTTGAAGACGTTGTGCAGCTGGTGCGCGCGAATCCAAGGTGCATCTTCGTGGAAGAGCTGGGCGACGACGTATTTCAGGAACAGCCGCTTGCCGGACTCGCGGCCGCCATTGAAGATCAACGCGGTCGACATCTTCGCGCCTGGGTTGCGCAGCTGGTAGGCCAGCCAGCGCAGCAGCCAGATGCGCAGGTTTTCATCCTGGTCGCAGAGGTGCGCGACGAGGGCCATGATGTTGCCGTAGGGAGCAGGTCCCTCAACGGCTGGCACCAGGCGAACGTTCTGCATCTGCACTCGCAATGACGCTAGGCTCGCAGCGAGGTCGGCGCCCCAGCTGCGAGCGGCTGCGACGAATCCTTGTTCGATTGCTTTCATGTCGATCCTTTTCATAGGTCTTTCGAGGTTCTCGTGGTGGGTAAGTTGTTAGAGATAAGAGGCCAGTCGCTGTGCTGCTTAATCCATGGCGCCGGGCCCTCGGCCAGCTCGACCAAGGCGGCCGTGTTCTCCTGCAGCTCCACGTCGAGCACCGGCATTGGGGCGAAGCCGGCGGGTGCGCGCGCTGCATTTGCTCGCCAGAACTCGACGCTTTCTGCAAGGTCGCGTCGATCCTTGAAGAGGGCGCGGACCATGCTGCTGATCGCGCCTTCGCTGAATTGCGTCATGCCACCGCCTCAGGCGAGCGAGTGCCCGTGCTCGAGGTCGGGAAGGGCCATGCGTTCTTGGGTAACTTTTCGGTTGTCCAGACCCCGCCAGGCGCGTACGTGTAGCCCGCACCGGTGGCTGCGGTCTGGAGCATGCTGAGGAGTTCGCCGCGGGGATGGTGCAGGACAATTTGCGTCAGCTCGGCCAGTCGTTCGGGATGGGCACGAACGAAGGCGACCATGTCGGCTAGTTGCATGTGATCGACGTCGATCTTCGGTGGCGCCGCCGCCAAGTTGTCGAGTGATGCGTGCTCGATGAGGTCAACCTGCTTCGGCAGCACAGCTTTCACCTTCCGGGCTGGTTTTGGCGGCGTGGCAGCAGGTTGAGCCTTCTTCGCCGCCGGCTTCTTCTTGTCCTTCTTCGCCTGCGCCTCGGCATCGACCTCGGCCCGGATCTTTTTCGCGTCGACCTTGGTCCGCTCGGCGAACGCGAGCATGTTCTCCGGCTTCGATTTACTCTTGTCGGCAGAGAAGAAATAGACGTTGATTTCGATATCCCGGCACAGTGCGCAGTCACGAATGAACTGGTTCAACTGAGCAGGTGTGAGCGCGGCGACTGCAGCTTTGATACTTGGCCGGCGCGTCGAGTTGAACATCTCTTCCGTCCAGCCGTAAAGCTCGATCAAGAACTTCGTCGGGACAGTCCCCCACGGTAGGTTGTCGAGCATCTGTTCGGCGACGAGACGCAGATCCTCGTCGACCAGGTTCATCATCAGGGAGGCGTCGTGCGTCGCGCGCAGCAGGCGCTTGCGGTATTCGCGCTCGAGCTTTGCCGCTGCTTCCATTTCTCGCTCGCGAGCGCTGCTGGAGGTGTCCTTACTTGGCACTGCGACGCCGTTCGCTTCCAACGCCGGCAGCTGGACAATATGGTGCAGTGTCTTGTCGAATGGGCTTTCTAGCAGCGTTGTCGGCGGAAGTGCGCCACCGGCAAGCTCGCGATAGGTCTGGAATTTTCCGCCGATGAACATTCGCTCGTCGACCGCCACATAGCCACCCTTGAGCTCGCTCACCCACGACCGCGCCATCACTCTTTTTGCCGCGTCGCCGGATATGACCGGGGTACCTGCTTCGTGCGCTAGCAGCTTGACGCGCTCGCGATGGTTTTCGCCTTTCGCTTTGAAGCACGTCGGATCAGTGCAGACGTCTGCACCGACGTCCGTGAACACCTCGGGCTGGTTGCCTGCGCGTTTCGGGCAGACACTGCAGGCCCCAGCTTCCAGCAGCAGGGTCGCATCCTCGATCTTGAACACAGCCTTCTTAAGATCGAGCATGTAATTAGATTCGATGTGCTTGGCAGCTGCGCGGAAGGACATCACGCCATTCCAGGCTTCCATGATCTCCAGGAGGCACTTCTCCTGCAGCGCCTTCACGGGGATGCGCGCGATAAGGAGGGCGATCGACGGCGAGATCTTGCCCTCGAAGAATTTGTCGCGGACCATGTCGGTCAGCGCGCACAGCTTCAGCCGGCCGTAGATGTATGAGCGGCTCTTGCTGACCTCTTCGGCCAGCTGGTCGGCGTCGTAGCCGTGCTGCCTCATCAGCAGCTGGTATCCCTCGGCTTCCTCGATCGGATGCGGGTCTTCACGCTGCAGGTTCTCGAGGATTCTGATCTTCGCCGCGTCCAGGTCGCTCAGGTTGCGGCACAGGGCAGGGATCGTGGCCAGGCCTGCGATGATCGACGCGCGGTAACGGCGCTCCCCGGCGACGATCTCGTATTCTTCGGGCGCCTCAGGCGTTGGCGTGACCGGGCGGATCAGGATCGGCTGGGCAACGCCCATCGCCTTGATGCTGGCGGCCAGCTCCTGCAGCGCGGCTTCATTGAAGCGCTTGCGGTTGTCCGGCGAGCGGCGCATGCGCCCTAGTTCGTACAGGCCATACACGCCCTGGCCGGTGACGAGCTCGTCGACGACGATGCGTTGTTCGGCCGGCGCCGGTGCAGCGATATCAGTGGTAGTCATGCGTGCTCCAGGCCGGGTTTGCGGGCCGTCTTCGGCGTCTTGCCGGCGTGCGCGGTATTGGGAGTGAAGAAGCCGATATCGAACTCAGCGCGCGGCATGCGGACGTGTACCAGCCAACCGGTGAAGCCTGGCTTTGGCTGCAGCGGTGCGCGGATCGGTTCGGCGACCTCGATGCCGCGGGAGCGCCACAGATCGAGAACCCGAGGCAGTTCGATGTGGACGCCGTCGGTGGAGACATCAGCGGGCGAGCACTTTACAGAGGCGCAGAACGAGTTAAGGACGGAGAGCTGGCCTGCGCCTTCAAGCGCCTGGTGAAGGTCGCCAGTGCCGAGCGGAGCGTGGTGGGTCGCGGTGCTCACGATGGCCGCCCAGGCGAAACGGTGATGCCGCACGGGACGTCAGCGAAGCGATCAGCTGCGCGTTCGCCAGCTTCGGCAGCGGATTGAGATACGGCGTCGGTGTAGTAGGTGGGGATTCCGGTGGTGCGTACCGTAACGTTGAAGTGGTTCATCGCAAGGTTCTCCAAATAACGCTCTGCGGTTGCCGAGCTCTAGAAGTGGAGTACTTTAGCCTAAGGCTAAATCTACGACAAGCTTTATTTTTAGCCTTAGGCTAAATTGTGCGGAAGTCACGTGCGGACATGAATTGTTCGGACGAAAAAAAGCCCCGGCTTGCGGGGCATAGGGAAGTGCTCGGCTGTTAAGGTTTACACCGTACTTGCTCTCATAGGTGGCTTGAAGCTACCGATATGTCAGCTTGGCAGTGCTTACAACGCACTGCGGCGACCTTCACCTCTTCCGCGCAATACGGACACAGTTTGACGTCACTCGCCTTCTTTCCTATCGAGGGGCGAGGAAGCATTGGATCAGGGCCAGCTAGGATCGCTGCGGTTGAGGCTGCCAGTTCGCGGTCCTCGTAACTTGGCCTCGCACCTACTACGCCAACTTCGGTCCATCCCTGGTTCAAGAAACGGCGAGCAAGAATCCCTTGAATACTGGCGGCATATAGTAGAGCGGCAAAGGGAACAGTCACCACCGAAAGAATTCCTCCGCTGAGCACGCTTGGAAGAATAACAAGCACCAGCCAAATAAAGACGTGCGACCATAGGCCCTTGTAGGCGAGGTAGATAAAGCCGAGAAGAAAAGCCGCAACCGTTGACCCGAAGTCGACCGATTCGGCATGGTTATTGACAGGATTTTGAAATATTCGAGCCATCGTTGTGCAGCCAGTTCAAATTCGGCATCGTGGCGTGCCGGTGCGCCTTAGAGCTTCCCGGCAACGGTGCGGCCAGGCTGATACACGACGCGACCGACAATGCTGAGGTGGCCGCTGCGGACATTGATCGATTTGAACTCAGGATTCACCGAGCTTAGGTACCATTGGCCGCCGCGCTCCACCAACTGCTGCACGCAGGGCTCGTCGTTCCAATTTACTGCGTACACTTCACGGCTTCGCCGAGCGGTATCGCCAGTGTCGATAACGACCCAGTCATCCTCGAATAGCATTGGCTCCATTCCTTGGTCGCGTACCCGCATTGCGAGCAGGCGGTGGGGCTCTGCGCCTACCGCGCGCAGTTCCGAAGTTAAAACGCGCAGGGGTTCCAAGCTCGATAAATCCGGTACCGTCTCGTAATTGTCTGATCCTGCGCGAAGGCGAAGCATTATTCGAGGGATCGTCGTTATTTCTGTTTCTACAAATTCACTTCGACCCACCTATTACGATCTCCTAAGTTTTTTGCGATGCTCAGTTACCACGCCAATAACCGTTAAATGTTCGGTGTCGCTGCGTAGAGTTGGATAATCATCGTTAAGCGGAACCAATTCAAAAATCATATGACCAGCACCGTCGATTCCACGAGGCCGGTACTTCTTGAAGGTGGCCTGCTCACTGCCATTTCTCGCTACCACGAAGTCGCCAGGATTTGGAGACATTTCGGGCTCGACAATGATGCGGTCACCAGGCCGAAACTCTGGGCTCATCGACAGGCCTTCGACGTCAAGTGCGAAGGCCCAAGGTGATAAATCCTGATCCGTGTACTCGTATGCATAGCCGTCCCCCGGTGAATAAGGATTCTCCATGTCCCGCAAGGCTCCGGCCTGGACGGACGAGATTACGGGAATGGGGCGCAGCCCGACGGCCGCTGGTACGACATTCTCATCAAACGGCCGAGCTTGCGTCGAGGGCTCTTCTATATGAGACCGATCCATCCACCCAACTGGCTTCCCGGTAGCTTCCTCGATTCGCCTCGCAGAGCTTTGCCGCATACCCCTCGGCTTCCCAGTGCCGGAATTCTCTGAGCCATTCATCCACTGGCTGTACTGAGATGGGCTACAGCCAATTTTTGAAGAGACAGCCGCAACGCCCCCAAATTCTCTGGCAAGGGCCTGCAGGTTTTCTCGGTGGATAGTCTCAATAGTATTCATCTGAGCATTATTTAGCATTAGGCTAAGCATGTAAATTCGCCTTAAGCTAACTTTGTGCTTGCACATTGTTTAGCCTTAGGCTAATCTGACGCAATGAACCTATCCCAATATCTCTCACAGGAACGCGGCCGTCAGGCGTCATTGGCCCGCGCGATTGGTGTCCATGCGCCTGACCTATGTCGATGGGCTGATGGCAAAAGACCTGTGCCCGTGATACACGCGGCTGCTATCGAATCAGCGACTGGCGGGCTGGTAACGCGCCGGGAGATGTTCCCGGATGACTGGCAACGCATCTGGCCTGAGCTTGCTCCGGCATTAACAGCGTGTGACAGCCTAGAGCAAGAGGGCCTGATCCATGAGTAATCGATCGTCCTCCCGGCCTTCCTGGATTCGTCTCAGCGGATCCTGGTAAAGCGCTGACCTAGCGTCAACACCAATTCATTACCACTGTTGAGCTGGCATTACGCCAAGGGGTTCGTACAGCCTAAAAGTTTCCATAAGGAAATTGCCTAGGTTAATGTTTATCGATGTAGCAATAGTAGGTTGCCTGTTTACGGACGGACAACCACAGGAAAAGGGGTTCACTGTGGACATCAAGAAATCGTACCTGGCAATGATCAAGGCCTTCCCTGGTGGATGGGATGCGATCGCGGGCGCCCTCGGCATGAGCCGTGACGCAATCGAAAACCGCATCTACGAACGCAAGGGGCAGGGCGTGCTGGTCGAGACCGCGCTGCAGATCCAGAAGTTCTCGGGCACCACCCATTTCGCGGAGGCGGTCGCGGCAGTCAGCGGCGGTACGTTCGTGAAGCTGCCGGAGGTGGAAGTCGAGAACGTCGACCTGCTGAAGAAGTTCAACGAGCTGTACGCCAAGCTGGGCAGCTTCTCGAGTGAATTCAACCAGGCCACGGCGGACGACCAGATCGACCCGCGCGAGGAAGCAAGGCTGCGTGCCGGCGCCGACGAGATGCAGAAGACGATCTCCGAGCTGGTCGCGCTGATGATGCGCGTGTATGCCATGCCGGTACGGGCGGAGGGCGTATGAAACAGCCTGTATCGTTCGCCGACCTGGTCGACCTGGCCGACGTGCACACGACCGTCGGGCCTGCGCCCGCGCCACGCCCCCTGTCCGAACGCCACCGTGCGCGCGTGTCCGTGATGCGTGAAGGCGCCCTTGACTACCAGAACATCCCATCCCGTATTGGTGACCTGCTGGTCCCACATAAGGCGAAGGCGGACGCGTGACGCTCGACGATTTTGCTTCAGTTGGGCGCGCAGCGCTCAACTCAATTGAAACGCTTCTGGCGGAGTGGTTCCCGGCAGGCCAGCGGCAGGGCGCCGAGTTCTGTATCGGCTCCCGATCGGGCGAAGCTGGCCAGTCCCTGCGCATTCGCCTGACTGGCGAAAAGGCCGGGGTTTGGTCCGACTTTTCTGCCGACGGCGAAGCCGGTGGCGATCTGATCTCGCTTTACGGCTATATCCACGACCTGCGTCCTGGGCAAGCCTGCGCCGCCCTCGCCGAGCAGCTCGGCGTCCAGTTGACCAAGTCGGACGGTCTGCGCAACCCATCACGGCCGATCTCCATTTCGGCGAAGCCTAAAACCTCGTTAAACCCCACGCCGGCGCAAGCGGGCAAAGGGGTAGAAGCACCGGCCGGCGATAGAAAAGCGCGCACGCCTTGGGCGCCGTTGTTGCCCGTCCCGGCCGATGCAGGACCCTATCCGAAGGCCCACGTGGTGCGCGGTAAGCCCGAGGCGCTGTGGGAGTACCGGAACACCGCCGGCGAGCTCCTGGGCGTGATCTACCGGTTCATCCGCTCCGATGGCAAGGGCAAGGAAGTGCTGCCGTGCGTGTTTGCGCAGCACCCTGACTCGAAGGCGCGTGAATGGCGTTGGATGGCGTTCCCGGAGCCGCGGCCCCTGTACCTGCGCGGACCATTCCGGTCAGAGCTGCCGGTGCTCGTCCTCGAGGGCGAGAAGTGCGTTGACGCGACGGACGCGCTGCCAGTGATGCATGAGACGTTCGACGTGATCTCGTGGTCAGGTGGCGGCAAGGCCGTCGTCAAGAGCGACTGGTCGCAGATCAGCGACCGTGACGTCATCCTGTGGCCTGACGCGGATGCGAAGGTCTACAAGGAAAAACACGAGCACGAAGGCCGGGTCATGCCTGAGCACGAGCAGCCCGGCATGGTGGCAATGAACAAAGTTGCCGAGATCCTCCGCGCCCAGGGTAACCGCGTGTGCTTCGTCGATATCCCGGCGCCTGGCGCCGTGCCGGACGGCTGGGACGTGGCCGACTTGATCGAAGGCGGCGCCAGTGAGGACGAGGTCCTTGCCTGGGCCACGAAGCTGCGCGTCGCGCCGGCAGAGGTTGAAGGCGAGCAGGTCGACCCGCTGCAGGCCGACGACGTGCCGGCCTGGATGGACGAGCAGGGCGCCAGCCAGTTTGAAGGGACTTCTACCCCACCTCCAGCTGGCGCCGGCAAGCGCCCACCGAAGGACCTGCGGGGATGGCTGATCCAGACCGGGAATGGCGGCGTGAAGGGATGCCGCGAAAACGTCTACACCGTGATGCAGAACGACGAGCGCCTGATCGGCCTGGTCGGCCTCGACCTCTTCTCGGGCCTGCAGGTGAAGCGCCGCAAGACGCCTTGGCCGAGCGAGCCGGGCGAGTGGACCGAGTCGGACGACTTCCGCCTGGGCATGTACATGGCCAGCAAGCATAGCCTGCTGCTGGCGGCGATCGGCGACATCGAGCGCGGCGTCGCCCAGGCGGCCCGCGAGCACGCGTTCAATCCGGTGGTCGAGTACTTCGACCGTTGCGCCGGGATGTGGGACGGCCAGCCGCGCGTGGCCACCGCGCTCAGCACCTACTGGGGCGCGACCGACTCCGAGTACCTGCGCCTGGTGGCGACGATGTTCTTCATCGGGATCGTGGTGCGGGGTTATCGGCCTGGCGTAAAGAACGACCACGCGCCTGTGTTCGAGGGCGGCCAGGGCCGGGGCAAGTCGACGGCCCTGAAGGTGCTGGGCGGCGACTGGTTCGCCGACACGCCTTTCCGCATGGGCGAGAAGGACGGCTACCTGTCGATCCAGGGCGTGCTGCTGTATGAAGTTGCCGAGCTGGAGCAGTTCAACCGCTCGGAGGTCACCGCGATCAAGGCGTTCATGTCGTCCACGGTCGACCGCTTCCGGGAGCCGTACGGCCGCCGGATGAAGAACATGCCGCGCCGCTGTGCCTTCGCGGCCACGACCAACGAGGACGCCTACTTCAAGGACTCGACCGGTAATCGCCGCTTCTGGCCGGTTGAGACAGGCCGCCTGGACATCGACGCGTTGATCGCCGACCGCGACCAGCTGTTCGGCGAGGCGATCGCCATGATGAACGCCGGCGTGCAGTGGTGGCCGACATACGAGCAGCAGGTGCGCCTGATCAGCCCGATGCAGGAGAGCCGTGAAATTCCGGACCCGTGGCATGGCCGGATCTGGGAGTACCTGGAGGGCACTGACGTCGACGGCAAGCCGACCATGGCCAGCAAGATCGACAAGGTCACAGCGCGCGAGCTGCTGACGCGCGCGTTGCATTTCGAGCTGTCGAAGATGGGGCCAGCGCGAGCGGAAACGATGCGCATTGGCGCGATCATGCGCAAGCTGGGGTGGAGAAAGGGCCGCGAAGAGAAGGGCGCACGGGAGTACTACTACGAGCGTCCTGAGGCCGCGCAGGCGGCCGGGGAAGCACCAATGGAGGCGGACAATGATCTGCCGTTCTAAACACGCTGTCGGCACCGCACCGGCGAAGCACCAGGGATCGTGGGCGCCATGCGCGCCGGCGGAAAAGGTGCATTCGTCGGTAACGGTGACGGCTCGTTTCGTCCAACGTCGGCCAACCGTCCAACCTACTGTTTTTGAGGTTAGACGGCTGGAAGCCGCATGGATAGTGGGTTTCCCAACCTCCCAACCTCGCCAACCTGCATGCGCACATGCGCACACCCGCGTATACGCGCGCAACGGGTTCGGGATCGGCTTGCCGATTACTGGTGAAACTTCAAAACAGGTTAGGGAGGTTAGGAGGTTAGGTAGAACCAGCATCCATGAGGGTTCCAGCCGTCTAACCTTTTCGCCCACCTTTTTAAGGTTAGACAGACTGAGGGAGGAAACAGCATGAGCAAGGGCAGCATGAGGCAGCAGATGCCGACGGTCGCTTCCTGGATCGACGGGATGCGAGAAGCCTTCGGCAAGGAACACATCGACCGGCAGATACGGGCCGGGATGAACGGTCAGCCGGTGTTCTACGCCAGCGAGAATGGACACGCGGTCGGTACGAAGCCGCCGCCTGGCTGGCGGGTGCTGAAGGACGAGAAGGGGAATTCGACGGTGGTGTTGGACGGCAAGGGCAATCGATATCGATACGTGGACGGTCAATACCGTCTTGAGACCAAAGGGGAAGCGTAAATGGGAGCAGCGAACATGGAGCAGGGACAGCAGGGAATTTTTCAGAGCGCCGCGCAGGCGGTGCAGGTCGCCCTCGTGGTGATGAGTCACGAGGCGTCGCCAGGCACGCCATTCAGGTCGGCACTGCTGCGGGTGATGGAGCAGCTCGACTTGCCGTCCGAGCAGCAGCGGCACTGGCTCGACCAGCTGCGCGGCGATCGCGTGGGTACGGTCGATTTCGACGGACTGAGCGCGCTGGACGTCCGGGCACAGTGCGCGGTTATCGCCCAGGCGATCAAGACGCGGCTACCTGCGGAAGAGATGTGGGTGCTGCAGGCGAAGTATGGCGTGACGGATTTCGAGGATGTGGACGGCGATCGGCGCTTTGCTTTCTCGGCCGAACGCATCGCCGCAATCCATGGCCTGTCGAAATGGATGGCGCCAAGGTTCTCGCGCATCAAACCGCTCACTCTGGACGTCATGCTCGGCCGCATGTTCGCCAACCACAAGCGGATCGACATCAGCTCGCGCGACCTGGCTGCGCACTTCGGGGGGAGCCATACGAAATACGTGCGGGCGTCGTACAAGATGAAAAACCTGCTGCGGGGCCTAGAGGACCAAGCAATCCAGCGCCTCGCGCCGTACTTCGCTGAGAGTGGTTTGATCCTGCAGGAGATGCCGTATCGCTTCATCGCACCGCCCGGACCTTTTGAGCGTAGGCGCCTGGTTTACGACAGCGAACCGGGGTGCCCTAACAACATCTGAGCGGAAACATTGAATCATGGCAAATAATGCGTTGACGAAAGCGTTCCAGACGGATATATTTTTCGCCATGATGCACTCAGTGTCACTACAGCCCGCCGATGCGGGCTTTTTTGCGTTTACTGTCCACAGAATCCCCTACGACGAAAGGTGGTGGTCTTGTCTCGAACCGCTCCAGAGCGGCGGATACAACGCTGATTGTTCGTTTTGCCCGGTAATCCGGGCTTTTTTATTTGTACAGCGTCATCTTAATTCGATCGGCGCCGTACCCCAAGCATTTGTTGGACGGACCTCGACCGAAAGTTGTGGGCTGGGTCGACCTTTTGAAGTGCATTTTCAAACCAGGAGCTGAAATGAACGATCAAGCAATCGAGCAAGAAATCATCGCCAAAGGGAAGACCGCACCCCGTGTCAAGCCGACCGACATCGCGGCCAATATCGCAAGCGAACACTACTTCACTGCTGAGCAGGGAGCTGCAATGGCAACTGCGGATCAAACTGGCGAGGTCGCACACTCCCAGCCGCCCGCGCTTTCCCTGCTTACCTTCTGCGTGCTGGTCCTGCGCAATGGCTTTACCGTCACTGGCGAGAGTGCATGCGCCAGTCCAGAGAACTTCGACGCCGAGATCGGTCGCAAGGCGGCCCGCGAGAATGCAGTGCAGAAGATGTGGCCGCTGATGGGCTATGCGCTGAAGCAGCAGCTCCACGATCAGGACCGCAAGGCATTCGGCTGCTCATGGTGTCTGCAGTCCTTCCCTGATGGCGCTCCGAGTGTATGCCCGAACAACGCGCCAGGCTGCACCGAGTTGCTGGCACAAGGGAAGTAGACGGTGCACACGTGTGCACTGGGAGACCCCGATGCCGATTGATGTACGTGATGCGATTAGGCGGCTCACTGCCGGGACACAGGCCGAGCAGAAGCAAGTGAAGTTCGCCACACGCGTTGCGTTGACCCGTGTGGCCAAGCTTGCGGAGGGAGCAGAGGTGCGCGAGATGCGCGACGTCTTCGACCGGCCCACGCCTTTCACCCTGTCCGGCCTGTTCGTGCGTCCGGCCACTGCCAGCAACCTCGAGGCCGAAGTGAAGCTGAAAGACTTCGCAGGCAAGAGCAGCTCGCCGGCGGCCAAGTACCTGGCGGCGCAGATCAAGGGCGGGTCGCGTGGCGAGAAGCGGTTCGAACGCGCACTGCGGTCCATCGGCGCGCTGCCTCCTGGCTACCGCGTCGTGCCTGGTGAGGGCGCGCAGCTGGACGCCTACGGCAACCTCAATCGCGGGCAGATTGTGCAGATCCTTGCGTACTTCAAAGCATTCGGCGAGGAGGGCTACAAGGCGAACATGACCGACAAGAAGAAGGCAGCGCTTCAGAAGGGGACAAAGGCAAAGCAAGGCATCTCCTACTTTGTCGGCCGCCCTGGTGACCGGCTGCCGTGGGGCATCTACCAGCGCGTGCACTTCGCACGAGGAACATCGCTCAAGCCCGTGATGATCTTCGTTCGCAGCGTGCATTACCAAGCAGTCTTCGACTTCGAGCACGTTGCAGAGTCGACGGTCGAGCGGCACTTCGCCTCTGAGTTCACCCGCGCGTGGGTCGAGGCCCAGGCGACGCAACGTTGAACATGAGCAACGCTTTCCCTCAAGAAATTTCCAAGGTACTCCCGAGAGGGGGGCCTGCAAGGGTAATTCGAACCCCGTGTTTTCTCTAGTCACATACCCATCCTAAGGGGGTTGTATTGTCGGACCTTGACCTTTCTAAGCCTATGACACAGGCGGCTTTCGGCTCGCTCGTCGGTGTCAGCCAGCAGGCGATCGGCAACCTGGTCGGACGCGAGATCCTCGAAAAGAGCATGACAGGCCACGAGCTGCTGCAGGCGTACTGTTCGCATCTGCGCGAGCAGGCCGCCGGCCGCGCGAGCAACGGTGACCTCGACCTGGCCACCGAGCGTGCCGGCCTGGCCAAGGCCCAGCGCGAGCGGATCGAAATGCAGAACGCTGTAACCCGCGGCGAACTTGCGCCCGTTGTCCTGATTGAGGAAGTGCTGTCGAAAGCTGGCGGCAAAATCGCCGGCATCCTCGAGGCGATCCCCGGCGCCGTGAAGCGCCGGGTGCCGTCGCTGTCCGCAGACGAAATCAAGACCATCGCCGGCGAGGTCGCGCGCGTGCGCAACATCGTCGCCGGCATGTCGCTCGATGATCTGCGCGAGCCGGACGAGGACGGCGGCGCCGACGACGCTGACGTCGAGGAAGAGATCGACCATGGGTAGCATGCACGACGTCGTCAACTGGACGTCGCCCGAGCTGGCCAAGACCGTGACCCGTGGCCTGGGCACCTTCGGCGTGCCGCCTCCGATGACGCTCGAGGAATGGGCACGCGAGCACTTCTACCTGTCGAAAGAAAGTTCATACGTCGAGCAGAACTGGGTGCCGTGGCCGTTCCAGCGCGCGATCCTGGCATGCATCGGTAACGACGACATCAGCGAGGTCGACTTCAAGAAGTCTGCCCGGGTCGGCTACACGAAGATGCTGCTGGCGGCCGTCGGTTACTTCGCCGAGCACAAGCGTCGCAACCAGGCGCTCTGGCAGCCGACCGACGGCGACAGCGACGAGTTCGTGAAGACCGAGCTCGACACCATGCTGCGCGACGTGAAGGTGATGCGCAAGGCGATGCCGGCACATATCTCCCGGCACAAGGACAACACACTCGCGCAGAAGAAATTCCTGGGCTGCCTGCTGCATACGCGCGGCGGCACCGCTGCGCGCGCCTACCGCCGGATCTCGGTCGACGTCGCACTCCTGGACGAGCTGGACGCCTTCGATCGAGACGTCGAGAAGGAGGGCGATCCGGTCACGCTGGCGGCAAAGCGGGTCGAGGGCGCGACCTTCCCGAAGCTGGTGGTCGGGTCGACTCCGGGCCTGGCCGGCTTCTCGCTGATCGACGAGCGCTCGCAGGCTGCAGACCTGCGCGTCAAGTATGCGGTCCCGTGCCCGGACTGCGGCGAGTTCCACGTGCTGGCTTGGGGCGGCAAGGACCAGACCACAGGTTTCAAGTGGCTGAAGAATGACCCGGAAAGCGTGCGGCATGTGTGCCCGCATTGCACCTCGATGATCAGTCAGGCGCAGTACCTGGCGGTGGCGGACCAGGGGCGTTGGCAGAACGACGACGGCAGCGTGACGATCGACGCCGCTGGTGTGTTCCGCAATGCTGCCGGCGACGTGATTGCCCCGCTGCCGCACGTCGCGTTTCACGTCTGGACCGCGTACAGCCCGCTGGTCGCGTGGTCGAAGCTGGTCGAGGAATTCATCGACGCGTACGAGCGTGCGCAGGCCGGCGACATCACCAAGCTCAAGGCCTTTACCAACACGACGCTTGGGGAGACCTGGGCGCTGGAGCAGGAGAAGACCGACGCCGACCAGCTGAAAAACCGCGCCGACGGATACAGATTCGGCACCGTCCCGATGGGGTGCGTCCGGCTGCTGGCCGGCGGCGATACCCAAGACAACCGGGTCGAGATCACGGTGTGGGGTTACGGCCGCGGCTGCCAAAAATGGCACATCGACCACAAGATTTTCTATGGCAATCCGGACGAGGATCAGGTGTGGCAGGACGTAGCTGAGTACTTGTGGGAGACCGAGTTCGAACATGCCGGCGGCGGGAAGCTGAAGATCCACAGCGCCGCAATCGACTCGGGCGGTCACAAGACGCAGGCCGTCTACAGCTTCGTTCACACCCAGGCCGCTCTGGGTCGGAAGGTCTACGCGGTGCGCGGCCGATCTGGCCGCGAGAAGCACATCAAGGATGGGGCGTCGAAGGTCGAGATTAACTGGCGCGGCAAGACCATGAAGCGCGGCCTGATCCTCTGGCAGGTCGGCACCAACCTGGCCAAGGATCTGATCTACGGCCGGCTGCAGATCACCAAACCCGGTCCCGGCTACATGCATTTTTCGAAGGATGCGAGCGATGAATACTTTGCACAAATGGCAGGCGAAGCACGAGTGGAGCGCGTTACCGCCAACGGAAAGGAATCGCGCTGGACGGCGCTGCGCAAGCGCGTCGAAGCATGGGACTGCACGGTCTATGCGGTCTGGCTTGAGACCCACCTTGAGCTGGGGAAAAAGACGGCGAAGTGGTGGGACATCTTGGAAGCGGAAGTGCAGCCAGTGATCGGCGATCTGTTCAGTGCTCCGCCGCCGGCGCCGGCGCCCGCGCCCGAACCGGCCAGGCCTGCAGAGAAAGCGCCGCAGCAGCAGAAACAAGAGACGGCCGCGCCACCGGCGCCGCCACCCAGGAGCGGAGGAAATCCCTTCGCATCGGATGATTGGTCGAGTAGAGGGTTTGGATGACACACAATGAACACAACGATATCGTCGGGTATTTCCTCAGCCTGGTCGGGACCACGCTCGGCCTGGCTGTCTTCACGCCCGAGAAACAACGGCAGGTCGACGCTTTGCTGCGCACGCAGTGGGGAGGGCAGGAGGTCTACATCAAAAAGACCGAGACCGATGTAGAAGCACGCGCCCTGGCGATCAAGGCGAAATACAACGGCTGTAATCGGCGCGAGCTGATGCTCGAATACAACATCGGTCGAGCGCAGTTTTACAGGATCATCAAAGGCGCTTGATTTCGTCTTTGCATGATGAGTGCAGTGGGAGGCGAGGAACGCTTCAATCGAAACTCGCCAAGTTCAAGCCTATTTTGCTGGAGCTACGACTTTTGACTGGCGTTCCGCAGCTGGTGCATAGAGCAGCCACGCTTTGTCGCCGGTATCGTTCCAGATCATGTGATCTAAACCCCAGTAGAAGTAATGCATTACCAACTTATTATCGGCACTTTTTCCAGGCTTGTCTGTACCTGTCGTAGTGAACAAAGCGACCCACTCATCCTTTTTGATTACCTGTTTTTTAAATTCATAAACATGGCGGGCCTTGTTCGAGACAACGCCGTTTTTACGGAACGTTGTATCGGTGACGATGTAGTCGCCTAAATCTACATCAGCCACCGCCTTCATTAAGACGTATTCGTTCTTCGTTCCAGAATCTTTCACGCCGTGCAGCAATAAGTTAGCCATCAGTACACCCCTCAATTTAGTTTCATAACAGCAAAATTTGCTGGTCAATGGATTGTGGGGGTAGATGCCATTATTTCAAGCATTTCGTGCGCATGAGGCTGCAGATAACCGAATCGCCTTTTCAGTGTCTCATTTCTCCCTAGAAATGAGACGCACCCGCCGGTAGTGTTGGGCCTCCATTTCACCGGGGGTCTCCATGTCGTCGTTACCAGTCACACCAGCCGCAATGCTCGCCAAGTATCTTCAGGCAGAGATCGACGTCCTTGCGGGCAAAACCATCACGTTCCAGGGCCGGTCGATGAGCATGGAAAACCTCGAGCAGATCCGTGCCGGTCGTAAGGAATGGGAGCAGAAGGTGTCCCTGCAAACAGGCCGAGCAGTGTGTCGTCCTACCATCGGCGGCATGCCGTTCTCGGTGGCCAGCTTCAACCAGGAATGATCATGGAAGCGAAGTCGAAGATCCGGCTCAACGCGGTCGACCACATCGTCTCGTTCTTTTCGCCTGCAGCTGGCGTCCGCCGCCTTGCCGCACGCAACGTGCTGAACCAGTACGAGGCGGCCAAGCCGTCTCGCAACCGCAAGGGCGCCAAGGATGGGCGTCCACCGAATGCCCAGGTGCAGC